GTATGAAACTACTTGAAGAGAACATCGACGCCAGCGACATCGGTCGGACGATCGCAACCCTAATCGCGAAGCATGATCCGACTCTCATGCTCGTCGGGGTTGACTACTACAACAACGACACTCACATCAAGGACCGGCAGATCTGGTATTACGAGGAGGGACAGAAGAAGATCGACACCGAGGCCACAAACCATCGAGTCTCGCACGGCTGGCACAAACTCCTGGTTGATCAGAAGGTTTCCTACCTCCTCGGCCGGCCCCCGGTGCTCAGCGCCGATGACGAGCAGTTCGCCGAACAGCTCAACATCCTCCTGGACGAGACCTGGGACGACCGGCTGCAGGAACTCGCGAAGAACGCAAGCAACAAGGGTGTCGAATGGCTCATGCCATTCATCGACGCGGCGGGTAATTTCCGGTACATTATCATCCCGTCGGAGCAGTGCATCCCGATCTTTGAGACAGATTACGAGGAAGAGCTCGTTGCCATGCTCCGGTATTACCCGGCCGTGGTTGGCGGGGAGACAAAAATCCGGGCGGAATGGTGGACTGCTGAGGGCGTCTCGACCTACATTGAGACGGAGGCCGGGATCTATGCCCTCGAGTCAGAGGACGGTCATTTCCTCTTGAATGGGATCCCGATGGGCTGGGGAAGGGTCCCGTTCGTCGAGTTCGCGAACAATGAAGAGCGGTTCGCCGACCTCAAGTATTACAAGGAGTTGATCGATGTCTATGACCTCGTGATCAGCGACCTTGCCAACGACCTCACAGACATCCAGAAACTTATCTTTGTCCTAAAGGGATACGGTGGACAGAGTCTTACGGAGTTTGTCCGGAACCTCAGGTATTATCGAGCTATCCAGGTGGACCCCGAAGTCGGCGCCGGCGTCGAGACCCTCAGCGTGGACCCGGCGATCACGGCGATCGACTCGTTCCTGAATCGGGTGGAAGATAACATCTTCATCCTCGGACAAGGGGTCAACGTCAAGACCGACATATTCGGCTCGGCGCCGAGCGGGATCGCGCTCAAGTTCCTCTACTCACTCCTGGACCTGAAAAGCAATGTCATGGCACGCCGATTCTCTGTCGCCATCAAGAAGTTCTGCTGGTTCGCTGCCAAGTACTTGAATCTTAAGGGTGTTGGCACCTTCGACTCCCGCAGCGTGAAGATCACGTACAACAAGTCCCTACTTATCAACGACCTCGAGCTTTCGGGGATCGCGTCCTCGAGCATGGGGATCATCTCGCAGGAGACCATCATCGCCCACCACCCCTGGGTGGAGGATGTACAGGCAGAGTTGCAGCGACTGCAAGCCGAGCAGGAGAGCAAGGTCGATCTCTCCGGTTATCTGCAGGAGGGCGCCGAGCAGGAGAGCGATCAGCAGTCTGGAGCGGGAGACTAATCATGCCTCGATTTACCCTCTACTTCGAGACCGAAGCGCTCCGCGAGCGCCTTGAGTCCAGTCTGTCACAGATCCCCAGTTTCTTCGTGTTCGACGTCAGGACCGGCACGCCGGCAACAATCACCCCATACTCTACTGACGGGCAGCCGTACACTGGCTACCCCTACCCGGCGGATCCCGGGACCGCATACGTTTTCCACTGCGACAACTGGCAGTGGGACGGAGTGTCGCTCGGCGACAGGGGGGGCCGGGCCGCAATCCAAGTTGAAAACAATGACGATATAGATGTAGTTATCATGAGGATCTGGCACGAACTTCTTCACGCCGTCGACCAGCCCGCCGATGATATGGAGAAACTTGCGCCGCAATGGCAGAGAGGGTATGAGATAATACTCTGGTGGATATGGCCTTACCTGTTCGGGTCGCGTCACTGTCCGTTCTGGCATAAGCGGTTCTATGCCTGGTTGACTCGTCGGGCGATTGAGCGTGAAGATCGTCTGCCCGGAGTGGGCGCTCCTCTATGACTTGCTGGCGGCGTGGGGATCATCTGCGAGCCACAATATGAAGGTAGAGAATCATGGAAAAGGCATTTCTTAGCCTCGACAAACAGATGGCCCGGCTCACCCGGGTCGCCGAGCGGGAAGTCGGCCGGCAGTATGGGCTGATGCTTAAAGAGATCCGGGCGGCCCTCCAGAAGGCATATGACCGCTACTCTCTCGCCGACGGGAGCCTGACCTACTCACAGATGGCGCGGTATGGACGTATTGACATCCTGAACGCAGATATCGAGGAGATTACCCGGAAATACACCGGGCGTGTCGCGGGCGAGATCCGGTCCGGGCTCCGCAAGACTGTCACCACCTCCTTTGAGGGCACCAGAGGGGCATTGGAAGAGGCCGCCGGCCGCAAGATCAGAGGGATCCTGAAACCTGAGATCATCAGCGAGATCCTGCAGAACCCTATCAGCGGCCTCAGCCTGAACGAGCATCTGGCAGTCCGGCGCTATGAGACGATCACTACAATCCGGCAGGAGATGACCCGCGGGTTGGTCCGGGGAGACCGATATCGGGACATCTCCAGTCGACTCCAGAACTCTCTGGAAATTGATGCTGGCAAGGCGACCCGCATCGTCCGGACCGAGGCACATCGGTGCATGGAGGCAGGAAAAAAGGTGTCACTCGATAACGCTGCAAATCAGGGCGTTGAACTCAGGAAATGGTGGAAGGATAGCGCCGATGAGCGGGTGCGATCTGGGCACCGGCACATGGGAAAGAAGTACAGCAAAGAGAACGCCATCCCCTACGACGAGGATTTCGTGAATGATCTCACCGGTGGGACGGGACCGCATCCAGGAGCCCTGGGGACGGCCGAAGACGATATAAACTGCCGGTGCATAATGGTCATTGAGATTGGATCATGAATCGGAATGTTATTGTTATAGTTGTTCTGGCAGTCGTGATAGTTGCGGGGTGTACGTCTGGTGCGTACACAGATCCTGAAGTGCAGTGGGCAAAGGAGGCTACAGTCAAATGCGCCGAACAGGCGATTGGGTATAAACTTCTACCTAATCTGGAGGACCATTGCTTAACGACCGAACCTGCTGGGACAATAGGGGAGACTATCCGTGACTTCCGGGTGACAGGGACGGTGTACCGGGCATATGATGGTCGCGGATATGATGTCAGCGCGACATTTAGAGTACAGGAGTTAGCAGGGCAGAATATTGATGTTGAGATGCGGCTCATGTCTGTTAACGGGAAAAGAGTTGAAATCCCTGCATTGACAGCCAAGTTCTGAACCAAACTACCTAATCCTCCTAATTCTCCTAATCCTCCTAATTCGCCTAAACCACACTCATTTTTCACTTCTAATCTCTATTCTACTGTATCGCCATGCCCGGGGCGTGATCGGGCCTGTTTTCGTGGTCGCGACCACGTAAAAAAGCGAAACAGTGAAAAGGAGCCAGCAGATGCCCAAAACCTTGAAAGACATTCTGGGAGATGACCTCTACAAGCAGGTCAAGGAAAAGCTCGGGGATACGGAGGTCACGGTAGTGGACTCCAACGATCCGATGGTCCCGAAACGCCGCCTCGATGAGGTGATTGCCGAGCGGAATCACTACAAAGAGCAGGTCGAAGAGCGGGACACTCAACTTGCGGATCTGAAAGCCCGGGCAATGGATAACGAGGTCCTGAAAATGCAGATCGCCGACCTCCAGACTAAGAACAAGCAGGCCACCGAGGAGTACGAGAAACAGCTCAAGGATCAGCGGTTCGCCTTCGCAGTCGAGCGGGCGGTCGCCAAAGCTGACGCCCGGAATGTCAAGGCGGTTGTGTCGCTGCTGGATGTGTCGAAGATCTCACTCGACGGGGAAAACCTGCTCGGGTTTGACGAGCAGATCGCCGCGCTCAAGAAGAGCGACCCCTTCCTGTTCGGGGTTGATCTGAAGGGGAGGACGCCGGAAGGTACCGGGAAACCCCCGCAGGCGCAGGAGAACCCATGGAAGAAGGAGACTTTCAACCTGACAAAGCAGGGGGAGATCCTTCGCAATGACCCTGACTCAGCTGCCAGACTCAAGACAGAGGCCGGGATAAAGTAAGGAGGAATCTATGTCAAAGACGAGAATTGAGGACATCATTGTCCCAGAAGTTTTCAACCCGTATGTGGTCCAGCAGACCGCAGAACTTTCCGCACTCTACCAGAGCGGAATCGTAGCGACCAGTGATGAACTGAACAGCCTCGCAGCGTCAGGAGGGCGGCTCATCAACATGCCGTTCTGGAATGATCTGGACGGCGACGACGAAGTTCTGTCGGATATCGCCGCGCTCGACGTCGAGCGGATCTCCTCCGGCCAGGACATCGCCGCGCTCCTAATGC